GGCTTCGGCACTGCTAACGCACAAGAGATCTGGAGCCTTGGTGCAAAGTTTCCTGCGACGATTATGACCACTTGGGAGGGTCATTACCGCTTCCTCAACGTCACCGAGCGGGATGGCGGTTTCTACTATCGCCGCGAATTCGTTCTCCCGCCACCACTTCCACCATTTATTGAAATCTAACTATGCCCACTGCCACTTACAAACTCAAAGACAGCAACGGACGTGAGCTTTGCTCTATTCCTTCTGTGCTGACACCAGTTGCACTTTCTGGAGTCGCGACAGACGCCTCGAGCAATAAGAATCTAGTCACCGTTACATCAACAGCAAACCTCTTCCCAGGTATGCCAGTTGCAATTCCTGGAATGCCATTTGGTTGTTTCATCCATTCAATCCTCTCGTCGACTCAGATTGAACTCTGGAGGTCTGAATTCAACCGCGCAACCGGAGTCTGGACAACCTCTGCTGCTAACGCCGACGCAACCAAGACCGCCACCGGACAAACCGGCTACGCTTACGGTTACCATCCTGCCTGTGTGATCGAGCTCGCCTATGCAATGGGCATGTGGCGCAACCTTCACTCCAGCGACACCTCCAACGGCAGCCCTACGATCGTCGGCGCTTATGGTGAAAACCTCGCCCATGAGACCTACGGTGAAGGCGTTGCAATCGTTCCGACCACTGGCACAGTTGCTACAGGCCTCTACGCCATGACTGCCGGTGACGTTCGCACAACTGACACCCTCGCGGCAACCCCATTGAAACGCCACAACGGTGAACTCCACGGCCTTCGCCCCTTCGTCCACACTTCCGGCCTCCTCAGCCACATCGCTGCCAACCCGCAGCACCACGTCTTCCTCTCCTCCATCGCGTAACTCCTTTTATGCTGCCCAACCCAGAAGAAACAGAACGCCTCGAAAAACTCCGTAGACTCCGTGAACTCAAAAAGTCCTACGGAATCTATGCCTATTCCCCGTCGCCTAAACAAAAGCTCTTCCACGCTGCCGCTCACCACAAGCATCGCTACCTGCGCACTGGAAATCGCTTTGGTAAATCCACCTGTGGCTCAGCGGAGGACTGTTCTTTCGCACTCGGGGCTCGCCTATGGCTGGACAAAGATGATCCTATGCGTCATTTGGGAATACCAAGGCGTGCGACAAAAGGTGTGATTCTCGTCGCGGACTGGGACAAGGCGCGGGAAATCTTCACCTCGCCGGAAACTGGGAAACTTATGGCGATGTTGCCGAAGGACCGCATTGAGGCTTGTATTAAGAATCAAGCTGGCGAGGTGTCAATTATTAAGGTGAAGAATGTGTGGGGGACGATTTCCACGATTGAACTCGACACGGTGCGGAGCTTTATGGCTAATCCGCTGGGCGGTGAAAGCTCTCAGTGGGACTGGATTCATGTTGATGAGCCGATCCCAGAAGCGATGTGGAAGGCTTACTCGCGCGGTTTGATGGACACGAAAGGTTCTTCTTGGTTCACGTGCACACCGATTTCCGAACAATGGATCAACAAGTTCTTTCTTCCACCGAAGATGATGAAGAGCTCGTTTGACAATGGATTCTCTTGGGAGACTAAGCCCGAGTGTTGGATCATGACAGGGTCGAGTTATGACAACCCGACGCTGGATAAGTCCGAGGTAGATCTTTACTCGAAGACACTGTCACCCGCCGAACGGGCTAGTCGAATTTACGGATTGCCGAAGAACTCTCAAGGGCTGGTTTATCCTGAGTTTGATCAAGAGAAACATGTTTACACAAAACTTCCGTTCGGCTGGAAAGACTTTGACGAACCGCCGGACAATTACACAATTCGCGTTTTCATCGATCCGCATCCAAGAACTCCGCACGCTGTTCAGTTCTGGGCTACTGCTCCGACGGGACAGAGTTTCTGTTATGCAGAAATCTTCTCGGCGGTTTACATTAAAGATCTTTGCTCGATGATTCATAGGATCTTGAAGGGCCGCACACCTTGGCAAATCTGTGTTGACCCAATCGCGTTTATTCCTAATCCGGTGAACGGGAAGTGCTACGCAGATGAGTTTATCGAAAATGGTCTTAACGTCCTGCCCGCGCCGAAGGAACTTTCCACCGGCATCCAGAAAGCTAAGCAAGAGCTTATCCGCCCGGAGAATCTGTTCTTTTGTTCTTCTTGCTCAGAGACGATTGAAGAATTCTACTCCTACTGTTGGGACAAAGATAAAGAAAAACCCGTTGACAAAGATGACCACATGATGGAATGTTTCTACCGCGCGTGCGTTGTCGGACTCGAGTGGGTCGATCTCAAGCGCGAAGAGTTGAAGATGGAAAACTTCCAGTTTCAAGATTCCTTCATGGACCTCTCCCCGCTTAGCTCTTCACTTTCAAACATTGCTGCATGAAACTCCCTGACCTAACAGAGCGCCTTAAAGCCGAGATTCCAGACCACAAACTGGATGAACTCTGCACGTTTCTAGTCCGCAATGTGAACCGTTCCCGCGGAGTCATGGCAACAAACTATGAAACCTGGGATCGTGCTTTGGACATTTACCGCTCGGTTGTCCACCCAGACGCATCCGATATCCGGGCTCGCCGTAAGAACGAGCCGGAAAAGATGATCGTCCCGCTCTCTTACGCTCAGGTCAACACTCTTGTCACGTTCTTGTTTCTTGCCTTCACGCAGAAAGAATCCATCTTCGAACTCGTCCCCACCGGCCCTGAAGACTACAACCAAGCCCTAACCGCTTGCCAAGCTGTTATTGATCGGGAAGTTCGCAATACCAATTATCACTCTAAATTGGTGCAGGCCCTGCTTGATATGGCAAGGTTTAACCTTGGAGTGATGAAGACTAGCTGGAGGTATGAGTCCAAGGAGGTTAAAGGTGAGCCCGCTAATGTGGAGCTTCCGTTTGATCTCATGTCCGGGTTAATGATGCCGATGGAAGAGGCTGAGCCGCAACCTTCTGAGGTTGTTGTTTACGAAGGCAACGATGTTGAAGTTGTGTCGCCGTATTATTTCTTTTATGACACGCGGCAGACGCTTAATAATTGGAAGCGTGGCCGCTTTGCCGCGGATGAGACACAGTTTCACTTTCAGGAACTTCGTTCAATGGAGCGCAACGGGGAGATTTTCGGCACGGAGTTCATCACACCGTTTGACGCTCGGTCTTGGAAGCATCGGCAGGGTGGCACTCGTTTGAAGGACATCGATCCGCAAATGCAGCGTAAGGGCTTGAAGAATGATGACTATATGGTCTGCATTCTCACTGTGCAGGCTAAGATTGTGCCGAAGGATTATGAGCTTTCGGAATCGGAAGAGGATGAGATCTGGGTTTTTTCTATTGCGAACGATCAACGGATTCTTTCTGCTCGCCCGTTGAATGCACCGCATAATGAATTCACCTATGATTTGCTCACTCTCTCGCCCGATCAGCACGTTGAACTCACGGATTCTCTGTCCTCGTTGATTGATCCGATCCAGAGCGTCATCACTTGGCTCCTCAATTCTCGTGTTGCAGCTGTGAGACAGAATGTCGAGGGACGGTTTGTTATTGACCCCTCTTTCATTGAGACTTCCGATCTTGTTGCTGGACAAAAGTATATTCGATTGAAAAAGAATGCTCCTTACAACCAAGGAGTTGGTGCGTTTATCCAGCAATTAAAGACCGTCGACCCAACGGTTACTCACATGCAGGACGTTGAATCGTTGATGCGGATGATGCAGATTGTTTCTGGGGTTAATGAAAACTCCATGGGACAAGTTGCCTCCGGTCGGCGATCTGCTACTGAGAACCGTGCAGCTAATGCTGGAGCGGCTTCGCGAATGAAGCTGATCGCTGCGACTGTGTGGGTCGACGGTCTTGCCTCACAAGGGAGGAAGATGTTGCTCAACACTCGGCAAGATTTGTCCTTTGAGACGTTTGAGAAGATTGTTGGGATGAACGCAGATGAGTTCTGGGGTTACTTTCATCCAGAGAATTCCGTCGAGCTTCTTGGCAATGAGGATTATTTCTCGTTTGATGGCACGCTCTCCAGTGAGAAGAACTACATGGCTCAATCACTCCAGGAGCTCATCGGTATTCTCGCTTCCAATCCTGAGGTGCTGGCGTCTTCCCGCCTTGACCTTGTCGCGATGATTAAGGAAGTTCAGGCTCTTCGTGGGCTGAAACATCTTGATCGCTTTGAACTTCCACCTCAACCAATAGCTCCTAATGGACTCCCCTCAACTCTCCCGCCAGGAACTCAACCACCTGCTCCTATGCCTGGAGCAGCTCCGCAATAATGATCTTTTTCAAGCCTTTCTCACCGAGAGCCAAACAGCCTATGACGCTGGTATGGCAACGGTGTTGAAGAGCTGTCCTTCTGATCTTGGACAATTTGTCGTGCGAGAGCGACTAATCGGCGGTCTTGCCGAGACTAAAAGATTTCTCGATCTGCTCTCTGAAACGGAGGCTGATCTCAACCAAAAACTAAACGAACAACATGCCTAATAACCTTGACGATGAGGAAGACTTTCAAGAAGATCTTCCTGAAGAAGAGCTCCAAGAAGGGCTCGAAAACGAAGACGATTCTCTCAACGAGAACGAAGACGAAAATGACAATACGCTCCCAGCGGGCGGACTGACTCAGCAACAGATTGTTGATCTGGCAACGCGAGCCGCAATGGCTAACGTGCCACGCCAGCAAACTCCTCAACTCTCGCAAGACGAGATTGACGCTAAACTGAATCGGTATAAAGTAAACGCGGAGTTTGTTAAACTTCTCCGTGATCCTGATGCTGCCCCGGAAACACTTGTTGCTAAATTTCAAGAACTAGTCGATGGTTCTGCCAAGTTTGCAACAACGTCCGCTCAGCTGCTTTTTGAGAACGCTCTCAATCCGCTCCAGCAGCAGATTGCAGCACAGCAGAACTTTGTTCGTGAGCAGCAGACTAAGACCTTTGTCAAACATATCGAAACTCGCTATCCCGCGTTGCAAGGGAAAAGCAAGGTTGTTCGACAAGCCCTGGAGCAACTGGCCTCGTCTGGCTATGTTCCTCCGAATAATTCAAAGAGTGCGGCACAAAAACAAGTTGCTCTCGTTGCAGAGCAGATGATCCGCACAATTGATCCGAACTTTCGCTTGAGATCGGCTCAAAATCTGCAACGACAGGCGGGCAGTTTTGGTCAGCGCCGCGGAGGTGGTGGAGGTAGCGCTCCTGTCGGTGGCAAAACTGGTGCAGCTTCATTCTTGGACTATCTCGGTTAACAATAAACACACACAAATACAATGCTAGGCTTAATGTCTTCCGCCTCGTTGGAATCTACGTATTCCGAAAAGGCTATCCGTTCCATCTTTTGGAAATACCCTCAGGGCAAAGCTGTCCTGACTTACTTGCTGTCTCTCATGGAGAGCGAGGAAACTGATAAACCTAAGTTCTCCTGGTTCGAGCAGCGTCATCAGCACGCTGAATCGACCACGGCGACTTCTGGTTCTCTCGGCTCCGGTGGTGCTGGCCCGTTCACAAACAGTGCCGTCACCGTCTCTGAAGCCGCTGCTGGTTTCTCGTTTACCGCTGGCACGACTTATGGCGTGTTCGTTACGGACGCTAGCAAGTTCCGCGTTGACGACGTCGTTTGGATCAAACGCGTTCCTAATGCTGCTGCCTCGGCTTATCTGGACCTCAAAGGTTCCGTCACCGCGATCGACACGACGAGCAATTACCTGCTCATCACCTCGAACGAAACCGTTGCCTCTGTCTCTAACGACACTGACGCTAACGCCATTACTCTTATGGTAATCGGTAAGGCCGCCGCTGAAGGTGACCGTTCCCGCGAAGGTGGCTTTGACTTCCCGATTGAAGTTGAAAACTACACTCAGATCTTCCGTGAAACCGTCGGTCCGTTCTCCCGTAACGCCCTTAAAGCCGGCCAGCGCTTCGACAAAACCGGTGTCTACACCAGTGCTGTCAAGCA